CGGCGCTATGCCAGTACGGACTAGACTGCTATCTTGATATTGACTTTGTGGATGGAGATCATTTCACAGATGAGATGAATCAAGTTCTTTTTAGCTGTATACATAAAACAATATCCGACAACGCAAAGGTTGAATTGACTTCTATTCTATCTTCTGCAAATAGTCTTGGTGTTGGTGATGCGCTAAACAACAAAGAAGAAATGGGCTTTATCAGGTCTTTATTTAATTTTCCTGTTAATCTAGAAAACTCACAAATCCATGCCGCCAAAATAGCAAAGCTAAAACTGGCCAGAGATTTAAAAAAGACTTTGAACGGATGTCAAAAGAGCGTCGAGTCTATGACCGGCGAAGAAGACATTGTTGATTTAATTTCTATGGTTGAATCTCCCATCTTGGATGCAACCTCGGCAATATATCAAACATCTAGCAATAAAACAGAAGTTATCGGAGAAGAGATTGATGAATACTTGGATTTTCTCACAGATAATGTGTCAGACTTCGTTGGAATCCCCACGGGCTTTTCAAGGTATGATGCTGCTATTGGCGGGGGACTTCGTAGAAAGTGTGTTGATCTAATAGCCGCCCGCCCAAAAGTGGGTAAGTCTATGTTTTGTGATGCGGTAGCTTTGAACATATCTCAACAGAATGTTCCGGTTCTTGTTCTAGACACAGAGATGTCAAAAGACGATCACCTCAACAGGATCTTAGCAAGCATTAGTGGCGTTGAGATTAACAAAATTTCTACGGGTAAGTTTTCTGAAAATGAAATAGAAAAAGAGAAAGTTCGCGCCGCGTCTGAGAAACTAAAAGATATACCATATCACTATATTAGTATTGCTGGACAATCTTTTGAGAATATACTTTCTATTATGCGAAAGTGGATTTATCAACATGTTGGCTTTGACGAGGACGGAAGAACCAATGACTGTGTGATTATTTATGATTATCTTAAATTGATGAGTTCAGATGGTATTAGCGCCTCTATGCAAGAATATCAAGTGCTTGGGTTTCAGATTACTAAGCTACATAACTTTATGGTTAAGTATGATGTTCCATGTTTGAGTTTTGTGCAGCTGAACAGAGATGGTATTACAAAAGAAAGCACAGATGCGGTGTCTGGTTCTGATAGACTGATCTGGCTTTGTACTAGTTTTACCATTTTTAAAATGAAATCAGACGAAGAAAGAGCCGAGGACAATCCCAAGAACGGCAATAGGAAGCTAGTTCCCATTGTAGCCAGACATGGTGAAGGTCTAGATGATGGCGACTATGTTTCGATGAAGATGTTTGGTAGTATTGGACGCTTAGAAGAAGGCATGACAAGAAATGAAATTCATAATAATGCCAAATCAAGAAGTGAAGGATTTGAAATAGATGAAAATTTTGACTCAGAATCAGATCTCAGCGGCGTGTGATGCGCTTAGAGACTTTATTCCAGAAGTATTAGAACGATTAGATATTGAATATGTAGAATACCCAAATAGGTTCTCATTTTCTTGCCCTATACATGGTGGAGATAACCTAGAGGGATGTTCTATATTTTTAGATGGAGACGATGTTGTTGGCAACTGGAAATGTTGGACTGCTGGATGCGATGAAGATTATGCAAGAAACATTTTTGGTTTTATTAGAGGGTGTCTAACAACAAAAAAGGGATCAGAGGCTACGCTTTCAGAAACTTATGAGTTCTGCCAATCTATTGCTCTAGCAGAAGAAAGAGAAGAAAAGGACATAAATCCCACGAAGGAAGTCAAGCTACTTGACGTTTTCTTGAAACAGTCCGTGGCGACAATTCCCACAATCTCAAGAGAGCAAGTTCGATCTAAAATACAAATACCATCACAGTACTATATAGATAGAGGATACTCAGAGGAAGTTCTTGATTTATTTGATGTTGGCACATGTCTAGACAAAACAAGGCAGATGTATAATCGCGCAGTGGTTCCCATTTATGATTTGAACGATTGTTATACGGGCTGTGTTGGAAGATGTATATACGACAACATGAAACCAAAGTGGTTGCATAGTAAAGGTTTTAAAAAAGAGCATCTTTATGGGTTAAATATTGCAAAAGATCACATAACAAGGGATAGAACTGTCTTTCTACTAGAGGGGCAGGGCGATGTGTGGAGAATGCACGAAGCCGGATACAGTAATTCTGTTAGTATATTTGGCGCGGCTATAACTGACGAACAATTAATACTACTTGAAGAAATAGGAGTTATGAATGTAATAATACTAACGGACTATGACGACGCTGGAAACAAAGCGGCGAATCAAATTATTAAAAAATGCGGAAGAAGATTTAATTATTTAAGACCAACGCTTGACGCGAAAGATGTTGGTGATTTATCTGTCGAACAATTGCAAGAACAATTAGAGGCTATCTTATGACTAAAATATTAGCGTTTTCTGGAAAGAAACAATCTGGCAAAAGCACGTCTTCAAACTTTATTCATGGCTATCAACTAAGAGCCTTTAGGGTTATCGACAACTTTGCGATAACGGAAGGCGGAGACCTGTTAATCAAAACAGGAGAAGAAGATGACTCATATGGGCTATTAGATATAAATAGAGTAGACTCGCAGTTTGCTGACTGGGCTGGATACAACATGTGGCCGTACATCAAAAAATACTCACTGGCTACGCCATTAAAAATGATGGCAGTAGAGCTGTTTGGAATCAAAGAGGATCAAGTGTTTGGAGCAGAAGCTCAGAAAAATACTAAGACCCATATTAGATGGGATGACATGCCCATCTCCATGTCTCAAAGAAAAAAACTAAACAAGAAAGGTAAGATGACCGCTAGAGAATTCTTACAGTTTTTTGGTACTGATGTATGTAGAAAAATTCACAACGACATTTGGGCCGAGCGCTTAGTGAAAGATATCCAATTGGAATCTTCGCTATTGGCCGTGGTTGATGATGTTAGATTTGAGAATGAAGTCGATCTTATTCAAAAGGCTGGCGGCAAGGTTGTAAGATTGACTAGACAGCCACACTCTGATACTCACGCAAGTGAAACAGAATTAGACGACTACGAAAACTTTGATGCTATTATTGACAACGCAGATTTAACTATTAATGAAACCAATCAAAAAATCATTAACCTATTAGAGGAATGGGGATGGCTAGGAGAAGAAGTTTTACTAGAAAATAAAGAGCCGGAGAGATTAACAGGAATTCAAGCAATAAGGAGCTAGAATGATAGTAACGTATATTAGGTCGTCTAGCTATGGCAATTACGAATTTTGTCAGATGCAATACTTTATGACTTATGTTTTAGGTCATAGGTCTGCATCTGGAAAGAAGGCGCAACAAGGAACAGCGTGTCACAAGGTTATGGAGTGTCTTGCAGCCTGCAAAAAAGAATTACAAGAAAAGCCAGACGACAAAAAACTTTCAATTACAGACGACGCCATCGGTGAGGTAGAATTTACGCCTAAAAAGCTCTACACTAAAAAGTTTGTCAAGGACTTAATGGATAGAAGCTATGAATATTACACCTCTATGGATGAACATAAGTATTATCCGGCAGACTTTAAGTTTTGTGAAAAACAGGTAGACACAGCGCTCACGTATAATGATGGGCAGTTCGATCCGAGAAACAGAACTATTGTAGACACGGAGCCTACTTTCGATATTCCCATTGAAGAAGATTGGGCTAAGTTTGAATACGAAATGCCAGATGGAACAAAGTTAAATGGACAGCTTGCAATCAAAGGCACAATCGACTTAGTGACACAAATTGACGACGGGGTAATAGAAGTAATTGACTGGAAAACCGGACAAAGGAAAAACTGGGCGACCGGAGAAGAAAAAACTTACGAAAAACTTCTTGAAGATCCTCAACTTCTATTGTATAACTATGCGATATCTAAATTATATCCAGACTATGAACAGGCTATTATGTCTATCTTCTTTACGAGAGATGGCGGCCCCTTTAGTATGTGTTTTGACGCTTCGGATCAAGACAGATTTTTGGGTATGCTAAAAGCTAGATATGAAGAAATAAAAAATAACATTAAACCAAAACCAATCAAACAAAACAGGATGGACTTCAGATGTCAAAAACTGTGTCACTTCTATAAAAATAATTGGCCCGGAACAAATACTACAATGTGCCAGCATGTCGAGGGCAGACTGCACGCGATTGGATACAAAGAGACCCTCAAAGAGTGTACTAAAGAAGGCTTTAACATTGGATATTATGAGGCACCCGGATAATGGCACAGTTGATAGATATTAAAAAAGATTTTGATTTAGGAAACAAATTCCTACTTGACACCGCTGAAAACTTAGCTAAAATATTAGACGACGAGTTTCGCGTTGTTGTAAAATATGACCTTCAAGATTATAAGTTTCCAAAGGATGGTAAGAAGCATATATTGTTTTCTCTATCTAATGAAACTCATACCCCTCCTCGGTACATGGAAGAAGATAGTGTTTATTTAATTTTTCATAACTATGCCATGCTGGATAATTGGGGATATCCTATTTCGCATGTTAAATCTTTCCCACTGCCTATTGGCACCTATATTAACGATATAGAGACAAAAATTGAGGAAATAAAACCAACTGAAGAAAGGGAGTATGATTTTTGTTTTGTCGGCCAACTATCTCAATACGGAACAAGAGATAAATTTCAAAAATGTCTAGATGCCATGATTGAAAACACTGGAGATAAATATAAGCACTACATAAAATATACGTCTGCTTTTGGCCAAGGATTAGATCATCAGGAGTATGTTGACCTTTTAAATAATTCTAAGATATGCTTGTGTCCCACGGGGGCATTTAGCGAAGAATCTTTTAGGTTTTTTGAAGCTATAAGTCTTGGCGCTTTCCCTATGATAGAAAGATTGCCCAAATTTTGGTATTATAAAAAAGCGCCCATATTCTTTACAAGGTGGCAGTTCTTGGACATGTATCTTGAAGAGTGTTTAAATATTTTGAATTCTGAAAAGATATCGTTGCTTCAAAAGAACTTAGCAGACTATAATAGTTCGATATTGGAGCCAGTTAACTTGTCACAAATTTTGAAGAACATAATTGATGAAAAACAAGAATATACCGATAAACTGCAAGACTCACTTTAGTCTTCTCAAAGCATTTTCTAACCCAGACAGATTAGCAGAACTATGCGCTTCATATGGATATGAGGCGTGTGTTCTCGCTGATATTAATACTCTTTCTGGCGCGGTAAACTTTCACCAAGCTTGTAAGAATAGCAATATTAAGCCGATCTTGGGTATGGACACAGAACAGTTTATACTTATTGCAAAAAACAAGGACGGATGGCTTGACCTGATTAAGTATTCGTCAGAAGAGCAGAATATTGATACGCTCAAGAGAATCGCTGACAATGGAAATATCATTTTTATTACGTCAGAAGATAACCTAGCATATAAGAAAATGTGGGGCAAGAATTATTTTTGCTACAACTATACTGATGACGCTGTATATTATTGCACAAAAGAAGAAGCAGAGCTGCATAGAATTGTTCTATGTTCTGGAATGAAAACCAACATTCCAAAAGTTACAGCTAAGTTGCAAAAAGGAGAAGACTTTGAAAACAAGCACTTCTTTACAAGCGAAGATTACTGCTTGAAAAAACCACGGGATGTCGGCGCAGACGCTAAGATATTTAAAGCTATAGCAGATTGCGAAGAATATGAAATCACAGGAAAGCCGATGTTGCCAGAGTTTGATGTGCCAGAAGGGTTCGATAATGATGAATATCTTAAAGAGCTTTGCCGTCATGGTTGGAAGTCAAAACTTGTACCAGCGAAAAAGGTTGCCGATAGTGAGCAAAAGGAAATCTACTTACAGAGAGTTAAAAGCGAGCTTGAGGTTATATTCAAGGCTAATCTCAGTGGGTATTTCTTGATCGTTCAGGATATTGTCAATTATGTTAAAAAACAGGGATGGATTGCTGGTCCCGGTCGAGGCTCTGCTGCGGGGTGTCTTGTTTCCTACTTGATTGGAATTACAGAAGTTGATCCGATTGAATTTGATTTATTGTTTGAAAGATTCTATAATGAGGGACGTAATACAGAAGATCATGTTTCTTTGCCTGATGTTGATATGGATGTTCCCGCTGAACATAGGGACGAGGTGATCGACTATATCAAAGAAAAGTATGGTATTGATAAGGTTTCTCAAATGGTAACATTTGGAAAACTGCAAGGACGCGCCGCTATTAAAGAAGTGCTAAGAATTAATGATGCCGTTTCTTTCTCTGAAATGAACGCTATAACAGATAGTATTCCAGACGAAGCAAGAATCTCTGACCAGCTAGAACTCATGGAAGATAAATCAATTATTAGATGGGCCTTAGAGAACGAATCAGAAGCGTTAAAAAGTTGGTGCTATTGCGACGAAGAAGGCAATCTAGACGGTCCTCTTTCTCGATATTTTGAGCAAGCTATTAAAATCGAAGGAACCAATAAATCCCAAGGCAAACATGCTGCTGGTGTGATTATCTCGCAGCATCCATTAGCCGAAGTTTGCCCAATGGTTAAAGACAAGAACGGTAAAATGATTGCCGCGCTTGAAATGAATGACCTAGAAGCTATGGGGCATGTTAAGTTTGATGTTCTTGGAATTGACTTATTAAGTAAAATTATGGAAATATGTGAGGATTAAATGAACGCTACAAAACAAGAGTATATGTCTGTGATTTTTTCTGGTTGCAGTATTGACTATAAAGATATTACATTATGTAATCTAGCTAATTATTATCCAAGATTAGCAAGATCGAATGAATATCAGGTATGGTCTGACCGACAAAGTGAATATCACCTGTTTAAAAATATCGACGAAGCTGTTGATAAGTTTATTGAACTAAAGAAAAGGAAGTAATATGGCGAATTATAGAGATATTATTGTATTTGACTTCGAGACGGGAGGCGCTAATCCGCACACCTGTCAACCAACTCAAATCGCGGCTGTTGCCATTCATGCTAGAAAGCTAGAACTACAGCCCGGAGGCGTGTTTAACAGCGAGATTCGCCCAATTATCGACGACGACAAGGCTATTAAGGCTGGCGTTGGACCACTTGAAGATGAGGCACTAAGGGTCACTCGAAAAAACCGAGACGATCTAGCAAAAGCACCACTACCAAAGACGGTTTGGAAAAAGTTTGCCCAGTTTTGCGATAAGTATAACTTCAAGAAAACAAGTTACTATGCGCCAATCGCTGCGGGCTACAACATCAATGGCTTTGATATGCCCATTGTAGAACGAATGTGTCAACAGTACGGCCCTACTCATGCTAAAAATGGCAGACAGGGGATCTTCAATCCTATTTTTACCATTGATGTAATGCAGCATATTTATTGCTGGTTTGAAAATAACACAGAGGTAAAAGGATATGGTATGGATTACATGCGCGATTATTTTGGAATGAGTCAAGCTAGCAAAGACAACGCTCACGATGCGCTGCAAGATGTAAAAGATACCGCGAACATCATGATTAAGTTTATGAAACTACAAAGAACGTTACTACATAAAGTTAAATTTGAGAAAACATTTGCAAACGGGGATATTTATGTCTAAATTTGACATTAATAATTTTGAAGACGAAGAAGTTTGGGATTTGATTTGCGAAGGACGTACAAAAGGCGTCTTTCAGCTTGAGTCTAGCCTTGGTAAGCATTGGGCTAAAGAGGTCAAACCCAGAAGCATCAGTGAATTAGCGGCTCTTATTTCGCTGATTCGTCCCGGCTGTTTGAAGGCTTACACAGATGGCAAATCTATGACGCAGCATTATGCGGATAGAAAAAAGGGGACTGATGCTGTTGACTATCCAGATGATTCTTTGGAGCCTATTCTAAAAGAAACCTATGGGGTTTTGGTATACCAAGAGCAAAGTATGAAGATCGCCCAGCAGCTAGCTGGATTTGATCTCAAAGAGGCGGATTCGCTTCGTAAGGCTATTGGTAAAAAGAAGGCTGGACTCATGGAAGAAATGAAACAGGTCTTCATGGATGGCGCAGAAAGACAGGGCATCATTAAGAAAGAGGTAGCGGGAGAACTTTTCTCATGGATTGAGAAGTCAAACCGCTACGCCTTTAACAAAAGTCACGCTGTTTCATACGCTATTGATGCATACTGGAGCGCATACTGCAAGCGACACAGATTAGAAAGATTTTATGTAAGCTACATGAATCGCTCTGACCGCAAGCCAAAACCAGAGATTGAGTTAAAACAGCTTATTATGGATGCTAAAATGTCTGGACTAGACACCTATCCTCCAAGACTCAATCACATGCATACAAATTTTATTCATGAGAATGGTAGAATTTATTTTGGTATGCGACATATTAAAAATGTTGGAACAAAAGAATGTGATAAAGTGCAAGAACTCAAAAAGACAGAAGACTTGTCTACGTTTACTTGGATGGATTGTCTTGTTAAAATTATTCATAAATCTAAAATCAATAAACGTGCAGCAATCGCCATGATTTCTGTTGGCGCTTTCAATGGCAAGAACAATAGAGAGTCTCGCCAGAAAATGCTTTATGAGTATGATAGCTGGAACAATCTTTCTGCAAGAGAAAAAGATGCTATTGCTGATAATTATAAAAGCGCCCTAACACTGTCGCAGTGCGTAGAGTTGCTTCCTGACTGGGTTAAGATCAACTCTAGACGAGCGCAATCTGTAGAAGATATCAAACAGTCTCTTATTTCTCCGTTTTATAATTTGGATGATGACCCTGCATCTATTGCGGATTACGAGATTAAACTTTTAGGTTGCGCTCTTACCTGTAGTAAAGCGGATTCTGTAAATATTTCTACAAATATGTGCAAAGATGTATCGCAGGGGACTATAAGAGGTAAAGTAAATCTTTCTGTGATGATTAATTCTATACGCACCTATAAGACTAAAAAGGGTAAGAATCCCGGTCAGGAAATGGCTTTTTTGTGTGTTGAAGACGCAAGCGGCGAGCTGGATTCCGTTACTATTTTTCCAGATGCTTTTATTAAATATAAAGATTTATTGATTGAAAGAAACACCGTTTTTCTGGATGGTGAGGTTTCAAAGAGAGATAAAAACTCCATTGTTGTTAATAAAGTTATACAAGTTTGAAAAGGATGGTTATGAATAATTGTAGTTTTTTAGGAAAGCTAAAAGAACCGGTGTATTCAACAAAATCTAATGATGTAGATTTGGTTAATTTCGTTCTTGAGGTAGAAGAGTATAGAAAAAATAAATCTGGACAAAAGACAAGACGAGTAGAGTATTTAAATTTTGAGGCTTGGCACACAGCCGCAATTACAATCAAAGAAAAGTTAAATATTGGAGACTTAATTCTTGTAGACTGCACCGCAAGAAGCAACAAGGATGACAATGATTTTTGTTATTTCAGGGTTAATAGTTTTAAAATTTTTAACAGAGAAAGATACTCTACTGAATCGGAAGACTAATGAGAAAAAAGAAGATATTGTTTGTTTCTGAGGCTTCTTGGCTCAGTACCGGATATTCAGTGTACACAAAAGAAGTTCTTAGTAGACTAAGCCAGATAGATGAATTTGAAGTAGCTGAATTATCTTGCTACGTAGATAGAAATGACCCAAGAGCAAAAACCGTACCTTGGAAAACCTATCCAAACAAACCTCTGAGGAATGACCCCTCTTATGAGCTTTATAAGGGTAATCCGGTAGCGCAGTTTGGAGACCTGTCTTTTAATCATGTTGCGCTTGATTTTCAACCGGATATCGTTATGGATATTCGTGACTGGTGGATGCTAGAGTTTGAACAGCGATCACCATACAGAAATTTCTTCCATTGGGCCATCATGCCAACGGTGGACGCTTCTCCGCAAAATCCTCAATGGATTAACACTTACAATGCAGCTGATTCTGTATTTGCTTATTCAGAGTTTGGCAGAGATACAATGATGTCACAGTGTGGTGATATTAAGTTTGTAGACGTTGCCTCACCCGCAGCGAGCGCGAACTTCTCTCCTGTTCCAGATAAACGTAAGCACAAAGAACAAATCGGACTTTCTCCAGATAGTATCATTTTAGGTACTGTTATGAGAAACCAGAAGCGTAAGCTGTATCCAGATCTTCTCGCCTCGTTCAAAAAGATTATAGACAGATCAGGACTAAACAATGTCTATCTTTACTGTCACACATACTATCCAGACGTTGGATGGGAGCTACCACAACTAATTCAAGAAAATGGATTAGCCAGTAGAGTATTGATGACTTACAAATGTAAAAACTGCAACCATACTTCGGTTGATTTTTTTCAAAACTCAGTACAAGTATGCAATAAATGCAAGAGTTTTAAAAATCAGG